AACACTTTAATACGAGCGCAAAAACAAGGCATTAACCATAGGTGTGTGTTAGCAGCATACCGCTTGTCTTTCGTATCAAAAAACTTTTTGCGGTTGCTGCTAACAATATTATATGCGTAGTTCAATTTTTTGACCATGTCTAAACACACTGAAATAAGCGATTTATACTTCAAAGCCTATATAGAAGGTGATATAGAAGACCATGAGATGGTTCAATTTATTGACCAAGCAATGTTGTATTTAGGAGCTAAAACATTGGCTGCTCAGGCTAAATATAAAGGAGTTGATTATAATGTAATAAAGAAACAAAAGAAGCGACAATTCAATCCATTATACACATTCGTTGTCGGTGGTGTTGAGTTTGTCAAGAATAATGATTAGAATAACAGATCCGAAAGTAATTATCAATGAGCTGACACAACGTGTCAGCTCATTCTGTAGGTAGACACTCAGAGCCGTTACTAATATTTTTCAATTTACATTCAGTGCCGAAAGTAATTCAAGCCCGGGCAAAGCCTGGGCTTTCTTCTCTTCAGATAGAGATTTCAGATCCGATACATTTCAATTTGTTTTTGCTCCATTTTCCCCCGCGCCCCCAAGATTTAAATAGAAAGCAATTAATTACAAATTGAAAAATATAAATCGAAATAACCGACCTACAGACCTACAGACCTATATATATATTATTTTTCAATAAAAAATTATTATATATAAGTGGTAATCATTGCTTTATGTTCGTGTATAGTTGTAGGACGGTGTAGGTCACAGATATATAATTGTAGGTCGGTGTAGGTCGTATAAAAATATCCTTGTAGGTCGCTTTTCTGTTAAAACCTACAAATATAGGTCGAAAAACATATTTGTAGGTCGTTTTTTTATTGATAAATGTTTGGCTATATTATTTGAATTCAGTAACTTGTATGATAATAAAAAACTCCTGTAGGTCGATAGGTCGGTAGGACGTAAAATATTGAAAAATATATTTTGAGTAAAAAAAATGTTTTAAATTTTTCAAAAAATAAAAACCATACAATGAGCAAATTCACCATAAACATTCCTTGCAAACCTTACGTGAAAAGATTTTTAGAGTTAAATTACGGATCACCGGTTGATTTTACGAAGGATAAGACGCTTTATATAGAATTTAGAAACAAACTTATGCGACCGTCAACTCGCTATAATAACTGCTACGATAAGTTGAAATTCGACAGGTATAGCGAAACAGTTTCTATAAAAATAACTGAATCAGATTTTTATCAATACGGTTGGGATTTATCGATTACGGATATGGTTAACTTCAATGTAATTATTGAATCCCGGGCAAAAACGTTTATGTACATAATTGTCGGTACCCGATTATCTTTTGGTCAATACTTGACCGACTGTATTGGTTATTTTCAGCAAAAATATGATTTTCCTGAAACTGTGTGGCCAAAAGAAAGTATGATCAAAGATTGTCAGCGAAATCTGAATATTACAAAAAATGAAATTGTTAACAATATTTCTGAAATGATTGATAAAATAACAATAGTGAAATTGTCGGAAAAAAGGACAATTTCACACAAACTTAAAAAAGAACATGAAAGTACTAAATTTTGATTTTGATGGTAACCTTGGCGGGTTATCTCGAATGTTCGCAATCCCTGTTTCGAGCTATAAAAGAGTGAGGCGTGATCATACTACTAATTATAATTATTTGGAGGTAATCAACCCTGATAATATAATTGATATATACTTTACGGATGATACCGAGAACTTCACGGAGGATTTTGAGAACGGTGCCTATAAGGTTAATGTGTCGGGAATCAATCCAAAGTCGAATAAGATAAATCAGGAGCAACTCACACGGTTGCAGTCGGAAGTATATTGGTTTATTTTGTTCCAGGATAATAACGGATTTGTACGTTTGGCTGGTAATGAAGAAAACCAACCGGCTTTTAGTAGTTCCGAAACAACTGGCCAGATAACCAGTCGTAATCAGATCGCGTTTTCTTTCTCCGGCGTTCAGTCAGATTCATGTTTGTTTATTGAATTGGAAGAAATGGACAATTTATAAGGGTTTTAGGTCTTTTTAAATGTTAAACAGTAGGGGGTTTTGTCCTTTCTACTGTTTTTTTTTGCGGTTACTTTTGCTTAAAATAATTTAAGAGTTATGGCAAAAGACAAGGTTATTGAAATCATTGGTGGTATCAATGATTATAATATTTCTAGAGATTATGTAAAATACATGCTTGATCAGGCTGGTGCCGGTCCTGTATTTATTGATTTTTCATCACTTGGTGGTGATGTGAATCAGGCGCTTCAGATAAAGAAATTTATTGCAGATCGAGGCGATGTGACACTTCGCTATTTTGGATTCAATGCTTCTTCTTCAACGGTTGTTGGTCATGGTGCTGTGAAAACTCAGATTTATGAGGATTCAATGTATTTAGTTCATAAACCATTGGTTGGTACTGATCCTACTTGGGGAAGTATGAACGAAGATCAAATTCAAGCAGCTATTGATAGTCTTATTTCAAAGAAAAATGATGCTTCAGCAGCAACACTTATAATTGCGCAGGAATATGTAACTAACCGTAATCTGGAGATGAGCAAGGTTATGGAACTTATTACGGCAGGTAATTGGATTACTGCTCAAAAAGCTGTAGAACTTGGTTTGGTAGATGAAGTAATCCCTTCTAGTTCCAAAAAATCAGCTGTTACAAACGAAGTTATCGCCATGATGACTGCTAATGGTTTTCCTGCAGTACCTGTTGAAAATTCTTCCGAAGAAGAAAAAGAAGAAACTCTCATTACAAAAATTATCAATAAAATAAATTCATCAACCAAAACAAAACCTCAAATGACTAAAGATTATTCTTTTATCAATTCCGTACTCGGAATTGAAGGCGTTGAAGTTAAGGATGGAATGGTCTCTGTGACCGTTGAAAACATCCTGAAGCTGAACAACGAGATCAAAGCCAAAGGTGATGCTGTAACAACCTTAACTGCTGAAAGAGACACAGCAGTTACCGACAAAGCTACCGCCGAAACTGCTCTGAATGATGCGACAAGTAAAATTGACGCCATTCACCCATCTGTAAAAGCTGCTACGACGCTAGAAGCTAAAGTGACTGCTATTAATGCAGAATTAGCCAAACGTCCGGCTGCTAAAGTTGAAAAACCTCATGGTAAAGAATCAGAATCAAATGTTGAAGATGCAGCTGATTGGGATACTATCGATAACCTTGAGCATAACAAAATTGCTGACAAAGAAATTTAAACCTTTTTAAACTAATTATTATGGCTATCGATAAAACAGCTATTATTACTGAGTACGGTGCTTATTATAAGGCCGGAAGCGAAAACGAAAAACGGTTAAAGAGACTGTTGTTGTTTGGTCGCGAAACTACCAAACTTGCTACTGAAATTAAAACAGATGATACTATCTACCAGATGGGTCAATCTGTAATTTCTTCATTGGTACAGAGTTTCCAAAAAGGGTTCACTCCTAAAGGAGATGTCAAATTCACTCCAAATGAAATCCGATTATTTCACTTTAAAGTGGATTTGGAAATTTGGCCTGATGATATTTCAGATAGCTGGTTGGGATTTTTGGAAAGTAATTCACTTACTCGTAAAGAGTGGCCACTTATTCGTTACATCATGGAATCTCACTTCTATCAAAAAGTTGATGATGATATGGAACGTAGAGTATATTACAAGGGTGTTTTTGTTGCTCCTACTACCGGAACTGCCGGCTTGACAGAGAACTCAATGAATGGCTTGAAGTATTATTTGCAACATAAATCAGTAAACCATGTTACGATGGCTGCTTTAGATGCTTCAACCATTTATGATGATGTTGAAGGATTCTATGAATCAATTTCAGCGGAATACCAAGGTCAAAAAATGATTGTCGCTATGTCACCATCGTGGAAGCGCAAATTCTTGAAAGACAAACGCGCTTTGGGTTATTACCAAATAAAAGGAGCGAATGAAATTGATGATAGCATTGATTTCACGCCTTCAAATGTTATTGGCTTACCTTCTATGGAAGGAACGAATGACATCTGGGCAACTCCAGTCGGAAACTTCTTGCATATTACCAAAAAGGGTGAAAATTCTTCAAAAGTAAATATTGAAGAATCTAAACGTTGTTTGGCTATAATGACTGACTGGTACGAAGGCTTAGGCTTTGGTATTAATGAAACTGTTTGGACTAACGTTGCCGCTGCAGCTCCTGTGTCATAAGTGTAATCTATTAAAATTCATATATTATGAGTAGAGTAAATTTAGAATCTATCGACCATAATTTGGAAGGTGGAAATATGTCAGGAATTGTTCCTCAGCTGATATACGGTTATTTGGAAGATGTGGCTGTATGGCCAACTGAACCGGCACCTACGGTTGCATTAGGAGTAACAACTCCGTTGACGTTGGCAGCTGCCGGCGCATTGGTTGGTGACGTGGTAATGAAAGCCGGTACCCGTGCTTTCACGTTGGACTTTACCGAAGATACCGGTTTGTTCAAAATCAATGTTGTAGGCGAAAATGACGGTGGTCATTTTGAATATGACTTGACTATCATTAAGGCTAAGATCCGCAAAATAATTTTGGGCTTCCAAAATGCTTCTGTTGATCGTAAAATGTTCTTTATCGTTACTGACGAAAATAGCCAAACTTATTTGATGGGTAGCAAAACCCGTGGTTGTGGTTTACAAACTGGTGGCGATGGAAATACAACCGGTACAACCGGAAGTGATCGTAATCAATCGTCACTGAGCTACAAGTTCAGAACTCGTAGAGCACTCGTTTACGAGGGAGATACCGAAGATCTGTTGACCTTAGTTCCGGTATCGTAAATGCCAAATTTAAAATTTGAAAGCCTCTCACAATTGTGAGAGGCTTTTTTGTCCTTTTATCGCACGGAAAAACGCACGACTTTTGCGTATCATATTTATTCACCTAATTTTAAATGTATGGATGTAAACACCACTGCCGGGGTAAGAGATGAAGTTATTACCTGGGTAAACAGTAAATCAAAAGATCTTGATACCGGACTCAATCTAATGGAGAAATCCGGTTATAAACCTCATGTGTGTGCTAATTTCTTGAAAAACAGAAATAGACAGGATATTCCTAAGAAACTGGAGGCTGAACTTCGCTTGTATCTTCGCTATTATGCCAACCCAACGGCTGACATACACAAAGATGAAGAACTTGAAGTTGAAAAGGCTATAGCCGAAAAGATTCTTAGCAATATTGAAATCGAATTGGCTAAGGATTATCCGCCAATTATCAAGCAGTTGCTTCAGATTTATTCCGACTCGTACAAAGATCGCTCAATTGCTCATACCGATTTGAAAGATGTAGGTGAAGCCAACGACGAAGAATCGATGGATAAACGTAAATCTATTCTGTTGGTAATTGGATCAATGAGCTTGCGTCAGGAAGCATTGTGGAAAGCGTTTGAAGCTTACAGGGCTGATGGTACTCTTCCTGAAGAAGAATTATTGACAGCTGTGTTTGTTGCAGGCGAAGAAATGAATACTACTGAAGCACCTAAGCAAAGTAAATTCAAATTGGCTGAAACATTGGAAGATTTGAAAAAACAATCTGATGGTTGGAGAATCAAAATTTCAAAAGCCGGTAACCGCTTGAATTTCCAATCGGAAAAGAAAGAGGACAAACCAAATCCAATGCCTGAAGGTCCGAAGCGCATAACCGTTGAAAAGCACATTGAACGGCTTACGGCTGAGAAACTTTTGATTGACACAGCTATTGCTAACATGAAATAATGCTGGTTAAACACGTAAAAATAGAGTTAAACGCAAATCAGAAAACTGATACTGCAAAGCAACCCGAAGCCATTGAAGCTTCGGGTGCTTCTCTTTATTTTTCGAGCGAAACAAGTTTGGTAACAAAACACCTGGGCACAATTACTCCGGGACAAGATAAGCATTATTGGAGCTTTGGAAACTTCAACATGATGAGGCTTATCTTTTGGGTATTGGAACAAACGGGACCGGCTGATATTATCCTGAGCACTTATTCAATCAGTCCAAAAACAATTCAGGGAGTCATTAACCGGAGAGAAAAAGGATTAATACGAAATATTCGTTTCCTGATCGATAATCGTGTTCGGTCATTATCTCCCAAGCCGTTCGACATGCTTGTAGCTAATTTTGATTATCGCTGCATATCCATTCACGCCAAAGTAGCGTGTATATGCAACGATAACTGGAATATAACTATAGTTAGCAGTCAGAACGCTACCGATAACCCGAAAATGGAACGAGGAACGATTTATACCGGTATTGATATTTTTAATTTCGACAAAAAAGTATTGGAAAATGCATTTATCAGAGGAACAACTTAGTGGAGTGGAAGAAATGGCTTACCGATGCTTCAGTCCGGAACTCACAGCCATTAATATAGAGGTTGACGAAATAGAGTTTTGCGAGGCCGTAAGTATTCCAGGTACTGAAGAAAGAAAAGCCTACTACAAAGGCTTTATCCGGCAACAGACTGAGCTTTGCGAATCTATTATAAAATCAGCCGGCAATGGAAGCAATCCGGCACAACAACAATTATTATCACTTATTCAAATTCTAGCCTCAAGCTTATGAAATTACCCAAAATAGTAATGGTTATTCCCTGTTGGGAACGTGTTGAAGTATTTAGCCTGGTATGCAAACAGCTCGATATTTTTGCCGAAAAGACGAAAGAAATAATTGATTTCAGAGTAGTGTATGTGTTCAGCGAAAATGATCCTGAATTATTTGAATTGAAATATGCTTACTTGACCAGTAACCATCAAAGGCACCATATTTTCTCCGATAACGAATTACTGGGGCAAAAATTGAATGACGGAATTACTTATGCTCAGGTATACGAATATGACTACCTGATGAACTTTGGTAGCGATGATTTGATTCACGAAAGTATTATTGATCTATATATGCCATTTATCAATGCTAGGACTGCAATTTTCGGAATCAATAAACTTTATTTTCTCCAAAAGAATGAAGATCCTTTGTTTTTCTCAAGCTATAATGTGCCGTATGTAATTGGTGCCGGTAGAATGATTCACCGTTCGGTTGTGCAATATGTGATTTTCAAACATGGAGCACTTTATTTACCTGAAATAAACAGAGGTATGGACACCATGTCGGCCAAACGAATGGAAGAATGTGGATATAAACAACGGGTTATAGATCCCGGAGAATTTCCGATGATTGTCGACATTAAGTCAGAAATCAATATAAATAGCTTTGAATCTATCTCTACGCATAAATCAAGGGTGAAAACGTGCGATATTTCGATACTTGAAAACGAATTTGAACTACTAAAAACGTACAAATGAAATCGATTGATCAACCAAAGTATCAAACTAAAAAGTCATTGGCTGAGCAAGAACATGGACTTATTTTGGCTCATATTCTGGATCCGGACGAATCACCGCTTCCGGAAGAATGCAAGGATAAATTCAACCGTGTTATTTCTGCTGCTAAAATGCTGGATAGTTATCATCCAAGCAATGTTATTCCACGGTTACTTGCAAAGTATAATATAAATTTGAGCACGGCTAAAAAGGATATACAGCTCGCTCAGGAACTTTTCAAGTCAAAACATACATTCGACTGGGATTACTGGCAACAATGGCAAATAAAGGATTTGGTTGATACAATCCACACTTGTAAATTGCTTGGAAAACATAAGGAACGTATTGCAGCTCAAAAAGTGCTTCGTGAAGTTATTGGCGAAAAAACTGTTGGAGCGGAAGATCCTAAACGTATGGAGAAATCGACATTCAATATACAATTGAATGATAATAAAACGATTGTAAATCTAGATCTTAGTCAACTTAAAGGACTTACTCCAGCCGATATACATGTAATTGTAAGTGCTATAATTGCACCAAATGAAACAGATGATCAAGTTATAGAAATTTTAAACACATAAATTATGGTAACAGAAAAACAAGTAACTAGAATTGTAAAATTCGCTTTTTTATTAGCTCCTATTGGTTTTGTAATGTCTTTTATATGGATATTTAAAGGAATTGTTTGGTTGATTACTCATGTTCACATTGGATAATGGAAAATTACTACGAGGAAGATATTTCGCTAAATTCATTTCAGATTACCGCTCAGCTTTTTAAAGCTAAGATAAAATATATGATTGCCGGTCGTGCAACCGGTAAATCATTTATAAATGGTGCTGAAGTAGATGAGAATATTCGTCTCATGCCTCGTGGAATCACAACTATTACTCAGGACACATTAGGTCAGGCATTGACCAAAACACTTCCGTCCACATTCAAATATCTTGAGATGCTTGGTTACAAGAAGTATGATCCTAAAACAAAATCAGGTGATTACGTTGTTTGTTGCAAGCCTCCTGATCATTTTTATACTCCGTATGAAAAAGTAATGAGCTACGAGCACATGATTACGTGTAGCAACGGTCATGCGCTTTATTTGCTTTCTCAAAAGGCTGGCGCTCGTGGTCCTAATGCTGACTATAATATCACCGATGAGGCTTTGACCATTGACAAAGTAAAGTTTGACCAGGAAGCGGCAGCTACTAATCGTGGGAATGAAGAGATTTGGGGCTTTAAGCGGAAAGATGGCAAGCCAAAGCTTGATAAACATCACGGTTCAACGTTTACTTCTTCCATGGGCTATCTTCCGGAACACAAATGGATGACTAATCCGGCTCAATATTATGAAGATGAAGCTGGGATTCGTATATTTGAAATTTGGAATAAAATCGTAAATATCCAACTGCAGCTAATAAAGGCTAAAGTTGCCAACGATGAAAAATTAGCCGTTGAATTATGGCATGAAACTGTACGTTTGCGCAAGCAAATGACCCCATTTGTGAGTAAGGATGGCGTTTTATTCATGTTATCAAATGCATTTGACAATATTCATAATATCGGGTTCTCTTACATCCTGAAAATGTACCAGGTCATGGACATGGTCACATTTATGATTGAGATCCTGAATTACTACATTGACAAAGTAACCGATTGTTACTATGCTATTGACGAACGACATGTTTACTACAAAGCAGATAATGACGACTATATCCGTGGATTAGCTGATAATAACAACTTTGATTGGAGCGAGCTGCAGAAACGACACTCATTGTATGATGCTGATTGTGATCAAAACAAACCTATCGAAATTACTCCGGATTGGGGCTCATCAAAGATTTCTCTCATAGAAGTTGCTCAGGAGCGCAACTTTGATTTTGTTACAGGACTTATTCAACGTACAGATAACAATATCAATGAGTTCTTTGTAAAGCCGGATGATAATCCTGATACAATGATCAACACATTGATGGATGAGTTCTGTCATTACTATCGCTTTCATAAGAAAAAGATTGTTGTATATACTATTGATACTTATGGAGATATTAGATTAGCTAACTCCAAGAAGACATACAATCAACATGCTATATCAAGGCTTGAGCGTAATGGTTGGAAGGTAGAAACACGTAAGCATCCGGGCAAAGAGCCTCCACACAATGATAAGTATCTACTTTGGCGTTATCTATTGCATGAGACAGATCCATCACTCCCAAAGAAGCGATTCAATGGAGCGAAGTGTAAGTATACGCTCATATCCATGAATAACACATCAGTTATATCGAAGCCTAACGGAACATTTGAAAAGAATAAAAAGAGTGAAGCACAAACCTCCGTGCTTCCAGAAGAAGCAACACACTTCGGTGATGCTGTCGATAAGAGGATATGGACTAAGTATGGTAAAAACCTCAAGAAAGGATCTACATTCGTAGACCCACGCATATAGTAATCGCACAACCAAATCATTTCGATGTGCTCAAGCACAGTCATTACACATTCACTATCCCTCGGATCCGGGGATAGTGAAAGAGTAATGTGCGATTATCATTCATCATTCGTGCGCTCATGATGAAGAATATATGAATAAGGACTGCTTTCGTGTATAGGACTGCTTTTAATTGTTAATAGGCGGTGTTGTATTCATATATCCTGTTAAAAAGTGCGGTTTTGAGTGCCTTTTCGATAGGGCAGGGTGTGCTTTGTTGTCAAAGTTTGCAACATAGTTGCAGGGATTTGGAGAGTTTAAGACGTTGAATGTTAAATAAATAGTAATTTATTAAGGTTTTTTAGTGTTTAGAAAAATATAGCGATTGCATAGATTCTGTTTTTTGAATAATAAATGAATTTTCGACTTCGCACAACAAAAAATAATTTGATTTAAACAGCTTCGGTAATTTTATTATTTATGTACAAATTATTGTTAGTAATGTTGATAAAGAGTATTTAATATATTGATATACAGTATTATAATGTGTTTTATGTTGATATTTTTTTGTATCTTTGTATTGTCAAAAGGTAGTCGAGCCACCTAATGACATAAATAAACTATTTTATTAACAACAAAAATTTCAAATTTATGAAAGCAGAAAAAAATGTTAGTATCACTAACACCGAAGCGGACGAACTGACCGCAAAATTAGAAGTACAACTTCAAGAAATTACCCACAAAAAAAGGTTGGCTGATAATAGGTCAATTTTCCTACAGAAAAAAAGCTCTCTAGACGAGTTTAAACAATTAATTGAAACGGAAATGTCATCGGGGAACTTTGAATCAACAAAGTTTAAACTTTCTTTTTCGACAGGAACGTACAGAGATGACGAAAAATTCACGATATCTAATACCGACCTGGTATTGTTTTTTGTGGATGGATTGACAAGCAAAATTGATGAACAGATTACGAAGCTTGAAACCGAACTAATCGGATAAAAAAAAGAATGTGTGGGATAAGTTTCGAGCCTCCCACACATTCAAACCATTTTACTAATTAAAATTTTCATTTTAAAAGCACTGCAAATTTATGGAAACTACATCAAATACGCAAACAAAACCAAAGCTTTACATTAAACGGAAACCAACCGAAAAGCAATTGGAAGCCATCAGGGCAAAACGTGACGAACTGAAATTGTTATCAATAGGAATTAAAGCACTTGTAAAAGAGGGTAAATACAATACGATTAACGAGGGATTAATTGAACTATATGCCGAAGCTGGGTACACGAATTTAAAAACCCTACACCAATGGAATGAAATTAATATGAGCGTAAAGAAAGGCGAACACGCATTGTTATTGTGGGGAAGCCCGAAGAAAGAGGATAAGAAAGAAGAAACAACCGTTTCGGAAGATGGAGAAAAGAAAGAAACGTTTTACCCGCTTTGTTTTGTGTTCTCAGAAAATCAGGTACAACCAATGGTAGCAAGGTAATGGAAAAGTTGTTAACAGTGTGTAGAGCCACACAGGGGAATAAATATACATCTGCTATCAACATAAAAGGAGAGTATTTGAAAAAGTTTGGTTTTGAGTTGGGCGATTTTGTTAAGGTAGAAATCTGCAAACATAAAATTGTCATACAAAAAAATGTTAATACCGAGCTTTTAAATGCTATGGGAGCAAAGAACCCAGCACTTTTGACTATGATAGAAAATTTAGGAATGACAGTATAAACGCATTAAACAGCAATTGAATAGGCTTCACCTCTTAATAAAGGGGGTGAATCCTTCGTGTCGACTACTTTTTGTCTCTCCAAAAAGTAGCAAAAAGGCGAAAACGCCCATAAAGGGCAGAGTTGAAAAAAATATTTTGTAGTGCTGTTAGCATCGGACTGTGAAGTTCGGTGCTTTTTTTTGTCCTTTTCCTAGCCTGTATTCCTTTTTAATTTTGTATCGTTAAAGTTTCAATTTATGGTAGAAGATCGTTTCCCTGCTTCCGGATTAAGTGCTGAATATGGTGACATTGTGATTAGCAGTGTTGCCGGTTCTGTTATTGTAGAAATATCATATTCCGGATCAGTAATTTTATATGAAAATTATACTGCAGATGCTGATGGAAAAATTTACATCAAGGAAATTGGAGAATTAGCATTAAGTCTTGTTGAGTCAACCGATTTTATGACAGCTAATGGTTATTCAGGAATTGGAACTATTCAATTATCAATCTCAATTATTGGAGCAACAACCATTACGAAAACTGTAACATTTTACATTTCGAAGATTGATTTTAGAAGTACTCTAGATGTAGCATTGCTTTCAAAAATTCCATTGTCAAGATCGACAATTAAAATAACTGGTCCAGGACGTACTGAGTGTGTTTCATTTTACGGAAATTCAACAGTAAAAGCTTATGTTGTAAAAAAGGGCACAGAACAGGATGTATCGGTTAGTTTTGATATTGTAAGTTATTCATTGGCCAATAAAATTTATAATACTAATGTTTCTCCGGAAATAATTGCTGCTCTGGCTGTATGTGAAGTTTCAGATTTGATTTATTATAACATATATACTTCTACAGATGCTATAGTTCAATTTAAGATGGATCATAAAAATTATCCTGCAAAATCTACATTTATTTTTATGAACTGTTTTGGTGCTCAGGAAACATTTACCTGTATTGCGGATAATGAAAGTTTGAAAAAGTGGAATAGGGAATTTGGATCTACAAGTAATAATCAAATTCAGATTAGTGCTGATATGGTTGATTCTGTGAAAATTAATACAGGTAATGTGAATGCCAAATCTTTAGATATAATAAGTGATTTGCTTCAGTCTGATCAGATTGCATTAATTGATGACTTGGGCTTTTTGCCAATTGTAATTACTGAAGAAAACTATAGTAATAATAGTCGGAGAGATCAATTGAAATCTATTGATTTTACATACCGGTTGAAGTCAAATAAACCTGTTTCAAGATATTCAGTATTCAAAAAACCAAAAGTGTTTAGTACCGAATTCGATAATACATTCAACTAATGCATAATAGACCAATTGAAATACGGCGCAATATGGTTCTGAAGGAACTTGATATTAAATGGGATCCTTACGGAAATCGTAGGGTTTTCTCTATAAAGTTTGTGACTCTTTCCGGAAAGATACACTTTTTCCCAATGGCATGTTGCCGGGGATTACGATACGATGTGCATGAAGCTCGTCAGCGTGGAATACAGCCATGTGACGAACGCGGGAACCTTATAGATCATGTTTATCCGGTTGGCATTGATGCCATCACTCAATATAATCAAATGGAAGTAATACTTTAAAACTATGGATATATTATTTAACGACAAAGGAACTCCGCTTATTATGACTTCGAAGCGAGTGTTCGCTTCTACTACCGGAGCTCCTAAAGGTATTACTGCCGATGAAAAAAAGGCATTGATTCAGACGGTTGATACTAAATTGGATCAGGATTTTTTGGCGTTGACAGGAATACGCCTATTGGCTTGGAACTCAAATAATGATTTTCCGCAATGGGCTGACAAGATAATTACTTCTACCAGCGTGTTGAATTCGGGCTTAAAGTTCATTCGTAACTTCACCATTGGTCAAGGTGTGTACGCCTGTAGAGTTACCGGCTATGATGCTGACGGTAACGAAATACTTGAAGCATATCCGGATCCAATTCCACAACAGATTGTTTCATCTCCTACAACCAGGCGTTATTTTGAATTAGCCGGTCGTGATTATTTTAAATTCGGATGCTCAGGCGTTCAGCTAGTACCTAATGCTGACGGGTCTCAAATTGTAGGTCTGAACGTACTCAATGCTTATTATCTTCGCCTGAGTGAGCGTGATGCCAATGGGTTGGAAAAATGTGTCGTTTCCGGAAAATTCCCGGATAATCCTGGTACTGGTGATTTCACCGTATACGATGTGTTATTGGATTACGATCCAATCCTTGACATGGACATTCGCCGTGCGGAAGGTAAAGGCAAAGAAAGTGCAATATTCATGATTCGCGATAGCTGGAGTAATCGCGACACCTATTCAGAACCTATATGGCTATCAGCTTATTTGGCCGGATGGATTGATATTGCAAAGTCAGTACCGAAATATCTAAATAAAGCCTATAAAAATCAGGTAACTAATAAATTACATATTCAAATACCATACTCTTTTTGGGATAAGAAATTTCCTGAATCTGAATTTGAGGAAAAGGCAGATAGAGAAGCTGCTATTGGCATGTATATGGATGATATTGAAACTAATTTATTAGGCGCTGAGAATGCCGAAAAACCATTATTCACTCATTATTCTACCAGCGATACTAATGGTAAGATTGAAGATGGTTGGATAATTACAAGGGTTGATGGTGCCGGTAAAGATGCTGACAAACTTGTTACCAGTGCAGCTGCTAATTCAGAGATCCTTTTTGCTTTAATGATTAACCCGAACGTACTTGGTGCCGGGATGCCTGGTGGTACTTATGCCGGTAATCAGGGAGGTAGCAATATCCGTGAAGCCTTTTTAGTAAATATTGCCAACGCGTGGGTAGATCGTCAGAACTTTTTGGATCCGCTTGAAATTCGCCTACGATATAACGGTTATACCGATGTTGTACTACGCTACCGCAATACCATACTTACCACGCTCGACAAGGGTAGTGGTACTCAGAAGAATTTAGCTTGATTTTTTTTCATTTTGTATTAGATTTACTCATAGACCAGGTACCGCTCAACTGTGAAGTTCAGTGGTATCGTTTTTTAAATAAATTACTTATCTTTGCGCTATGCTTACCGAAAATCAAAAACAACGATTTATTTACCAACCACTAGCCGGGATTGCTATTCTGGCTATAGTTGCTATTATATATTTAGTATCAACATTTTTAAAATCTATTTTATGAAGAAAGTTTTATTACTAGCCGTAATGGCTATTTTTTTTGTTTGTGTGAATTCGTTTTCTCAAGTAGACTCAATTTGTGGAGTGCTTCCTAGCAAAAATGGGATTGTTACATTTGATAATGTCGTGAAAATTGATAGTCTTAGTTCAAATAAGCTTTATAATTATGCAAAGTTATGGATTTCACAGAATTTCGTAAGTTCTAAGGCTGTTATTGATTCAGACATTGAAAATTCAATGATTTCAATTTCTGCTATACTTGGAAATAATTCAGTTGAAAATTATTCTTTTAAAATGAATATACAGTTTAAGGATAATAGATTTAAGTATACGATAACAGACATCATTCTTCATTTAAAATTTACAGGACTTCAACCTATTGATAAACATATTGAAGAATTACCTGCAATTATAGAATGTAAAAAATCGAGTCTAATTGAAATAAAAATGAAATTTGATAATTTAGTTAAAGGTTTAATTACTTCAATGAATAAAAAAAACGATAATTGGTGAAATAATTTCATTTTTTCATTGCTATTTCAAAAAATAGTGTAATCTTTGCAACGCAGAAAACAAAATAGGACATACGGTGTCCACCAAACGAGGTGGTTTTTTTATGCCCAAAAACTAACTTATTGAAAATATGGCGATGCCATATATCGAACCTGAACCGGTAACGGTCGACAGGTATTATGCCCTATGGTGTTTTCTGCAGCGATATATGAGCATCGCTTTTTTGTGCTCTAAAACCAAATGCAGAAAACACCGTTATGAACCAAACAACCACTCGTAGGCATCGCCCTACAAAGCCGGTAAAACAACTACCGGTAGAACTTACCAAAATAACGAGCGTAGTCAATGCGCTAAGTTGCCTCAATGAATTTGTGAAAGAAGCCCGGAAAGAAATCCGGAGGCATAAAAATGTAAAGATGAGACTTCGTCAGGACGATTTATGCGGCTCTATGTTATTTGTATTCGATGATTTTAGTTTATGTATTGATTTTACGGAAGGGATAACGGTATGACAAAAATAGACGGTTTTACAGTAAGTCCAGAATTGGTACAGTCGCTAAAAATGTGGTGTCCGCGTCGTGAGTATGACGAAACTTTACTTATGAGTTATATTGATTATATTTCTCGTATACAAGATTTTCTTTGTCGTCATATGGATGAATTGCCTCCAAAATGTATGCCTGAAATTAGTGAATATCTTGGCGAATTAGTAACTATTAAAGATGATTTAAAGCGACTTGAAAAATTATTACCAATAATTACGAATGAAGAAAGGGAAGCATCATGAAAAAGAAACGAATTGGATTTGACTCCTACGGTGACGAAGATCCAGAAGAAAAAGACAACGTGAATAAATCCGTTGAGCAGATTAAAACCTTTCTACAGGCAATTTATTCTAATGATGGAACTACGGAGCAAAAGGAGTTCCGAACTACACGAGATCTGATCTATGAGCTACGGGATATGATTACGGCTGGGTTCAAAGATATGAACGAAGCGCTTTCCGATTTAGGCTATGAACTGGAGTATCTGGAGGGAGTTCCACACTGGATTTTATACGAGAGAACCCCTAACCCCTAAAGGGGAATAAATCACCTCACCCCCTGCCCCCTCTCCTTAAGGCGAGGGGGTTTTTTATGTCCTTTTCCTGCCCTCACATAACTTATAAATTTGTACAATCAAAATTATAAGTTATGATATTCTCAGCACAAAAATGGAACAATGCTTCCGAAATTCAGCCGTATATAAGTGTAGCTGCCAGCTTATCGTTTGCCACTATGGAAGCGCCTCTCCGCAATGCTTTCGAAATGTTTTTGCGTTCGCTCCTGGGCGATGCGCTGATAACCGATATTGAAACATATTACGCAGATTCGGAGGCTACTCCCAAACAAAAGCGATTACTCCAGCTTGCACAGCGTGCCAATGCGTTGTTATCGCTTTGGTATGATTACGACGAGCTTCAGGTTGAAATAAGTGACTCAGGTGCTAAGCGTCAGGAATCAGACAAGGTTAAAACACCCTATAAGTACCAGGAACAATCACTAAAAAAAGGGTGGAAAGAAAAAGGCTTCAATGCCTTGGATGATCTCTTATCTTATCTTGAGGCTGAAAAAGCCACTTTTACTCATTATACTTCCAGCTCTAAAAAAACGGAAATAGTGCGTAGTGCTGCCGAAATAGATCAATTTTACTATATCAACGGTAGCCGGATTATTTTTCTTCGCCTGCAGTCACACTTCCGCAATGTGGTAAATACCATTGTTGCTCCACGGTTGGGAGATATCTATGCCAATTATTTGACAGAAATTGTCAAAGATACTCCTGATGCTAAGTATGTGAAACTTCGTGGAGCATTGCTTCCGGTAGTGGTTTTTTATGCCGTTGCCCGCCTGATCCGCGAAACAGGTAGCCTGACAGATAAAGGTTTGTTTTTCGAAACATTGAAAAATTCCGACGATGCCGTGAACACGTCACCGGTTACCGATGAACGTGTAGTTTCTCAAGCGAAACTAGCTGAATCGGATGCAATAGCCTATTGGGCAATCGTTGAAAAATTACTCAAGACAGATTTTGCCTACACCGGACCATCGGTTAGTAAAATTCCAAAGCGTGATAATAACGATAAAAAATCTTTTTGGGGATGAAAACACTGAAAGTTATAGACCACCGGTACTTTTTCTTTTTCGATAAAACCATCGAACTTCAGGTACCTGAACGATGGGAAGATCTGAACGATAATCAGTTTACCGTATGTGCCGGCATTTATGTGGACCCACTTTCGGATATTGACTTTATAAGTCAGTATTTTGGTATAGATAAGCGTGTTGTGAAGCAAATTAGCAAGTTTGAACAATACAAACTTACTGAATTGGCCAGTTTCGTGGTGAAGCCAACCGGTACAGTGAATTTCTTTTACATTGATCAAATACCAGGAACAAAATTACTCTCTCCCGGACAAAAACTCCGTGGAGTTACGTTTGAGCATTTTGCACTATTCGATACCTATTTTTTCGACTATGTAAATGATCCTACCGAAGCTAATCTTCGCACGTTTGTAGCTGCCGTTTACCTCAAAAAAGGGGATAGGATAACCGATATCGATTTTGAAAAACATGTCAACTTATTTGCACGAAAAGTGGATAAAATGACATTATATGCCATTTTTCTAAACTACGTATTTCTTCGCGACTGGCTTTCGAAAGCATTTCCATCCCTATTTCAAAAATCAGACTCAAAAGAGGACGATGAAGATGACAGGAAAATAAAACCACAGAAAAAACCGAGTAGACCCGATTGGAACTCAATGCTCGATGGAGTTGTGGGAGAAAACATACTGGAATATGACAGTTACAAGGCTTTGCCTTGCATACAGTTATTCAAATTAATGAATAAACACATCAAAGAATTCAAACGTAATGGCCGAAAATAACGCATTATCAGACTTTACCACTTATATCTGTAACCTATGTAGAGCGCATGTGGAACTCAAGCATACTTCATCGAGTAAGCACTTTATTGAGCTTAATTCCAACGAACAAATGGAGAATCAGCGACAGGCAGTTTATCCGCTTGTGGCCATGGAAAAACTTACGGTAAGTTATACCGGACTCAATGACGCCGTTCGTAAAAGTCGCTACTGCGAAATCATGTTTTTGAATAAGGTAACAAGTAATGGAGATTTCGCAGCAGTTCAGGCTGTTAAAGATGCTATGGAAGCAATAGCAGAGGATTTTTTGAAGAAGATGAAGATAGATAAGCGTAGCCGATTATATCCATTCCTTAAGTGCCTGGAACTATCCAATATCGAATTGAATTTTATCGAAAATGAATCTATAAACCTACATGGCGTTCTATTGTCGTTGAATTTCGATCTTCCATTTATCGAAACATTGGAAGCTGGACGCTTTGATGATACTGTCCTTTTTCCACCTGTACCAGAAAGCTAATTTTGTAACAAAATAATAATTATTATGGCCATAATTGATTTATTAAACCGCGCTAAACAGGTAAAAACCGAAACTGTAGAACTAAATAATAGTTCTACACGTATTGGTGGTTTGTTTGAAGATACTCTAAATTATGTTGAGACAATCTTGACCGGAATTTATGACGTTTCATATAAAATACCGCTTCCGGCAGGTCAATATTATACTGCTACAACTGCTAGAGCTGCAGTTCCGGTTTCTTTCCGCAAAAAAGGATTAGTAATATCTTATGATACTTCTTCCACTGTCTATGTTATTGAGGAATTCTATCAAGGCGAAGTTTCAGCATGGACAACTTCCGGTAATTGGAAGAATAATACCAGTAAGATTTTAAATGCCATTTCTCTGATTGATGGTAAAGTTACAGATGAAGTTGGGTTAAGGATTGCGGGGGATGCTAATTTGCAGGGTCAGATAAATGCAGTTTCTGCCGGATCTTTAGGAGCAATAGCTTATAATGATCCGGCTCCAACACCTGGTAAAAATGGGTATTTTAAATTTTCAAATGGTGGAAGTTGTACATTTATTACCGGCGGAGCAGTTACAGTAAAAGCACAAGATGAATTATCAGTAGAATTTACAGCACCATCAACTTATGTTTATAAGGCTATTGTGATTGATAATTCTCAATTTGTAAGCAAATCTGCTCAATCATTTACATCTGCAGAAAAATTGCAAGCTCGCAAAAATACAGAATCAAAACATGAGTATCAAGATGCTTCAATAGTTGATGCTGAAAAAATACCATTACCAAATATCGGTTGGAGGTCAACGTTAGGCGTATATACGGCACAATCAATGTTTTATTCAAGCGATTTGATACCAATTGTTGGCATAATTTATATGTATGCACCAATTCACAGCAATGAAAGTGTTGCTACAGTTTGTTTTTTCAATTCTTCGGGTGTTTTTATATCGGCTTTTAAAGCAAGAAAAATTGGATTTTATTGCATCGATGAGTTTCCAGCTACAGCAACTCAATATACATTTACATCAAATACCGATAGTAGGACTTATTGGTGCAGAAATGGGGTTCAACAGGATTTAAGAAAATATATAAATGTTTCTGTAAATAATTTAAAAGTAGCCGATCCGAATTTAATTGATTTGCCATTAACATGGGTAGCCGGTAGCTATTATAGTGCAACTACAGGTAATTTAGTTCCTCAAGGAGGATGGAATTACACTGCGCCTATTGATTTATCATTAATCTCGTTAGCAATCTCGGGTAGCTACAATGATAATGGAACTGTTGCAAGCGTTTTATATCAGCGTGCCGATGGTACTTTTTTACAAAAAGATACGAATCTTATTAACGGTACTCTTTATACAGATAAGATTTTAAACAAACCATACGAAGCTAAATACGCCATATTGTCTTGTCCTGATGCTGCAAAATTTACAGCAAAAAGCTCTACAAATATAAATATATCAGACCTTCCAGCTGCAATTACACCATTATATTTAGCTAAAGTGAAAAAACCAACTTATAATTATTTTATTGATTATAACTTGTTTGTTCCGCTAAATTTGAAGCGTTGGATTGATGGGGATTATAATGGATTAGACAGTGTAGTAACAGCAACTTCGCTAGGATTATTTTCAGCCTACGGTTTTGGAAAAGAATTAAATATTGTCAATTCTGGAAGTATTGGGAATAAAGCAATTCTGATGATTCAAACTGTCCGTAACGAGTTGAAGGTTAGTAATAGAATTAATTTTCATTTTTTTGCTGTTGCAACAGTTTCTGGAACATATAGCATTCAATTATATAATTTGAATACATCAGTAAAAACAATTCCTTTGATTTTGACAGCAAATGTAATTCAAGAGGTAAGTTTTTATTATGATTTTCCTAATGGATATGATTGGACAACATTTAGCCGACTAGTACTTTATAGCATTAATCATCCGTCTACATCGACATTAACAGTTTCACCATTTGAAATATGGGATGGCAAATTACCACAACCGTCATTTACGAATCAAATTTCATTAAAAGAATCCAATATATTGATAGATAGAAGTGGATTCGTTGGGAAAAGAGGGTTGTTTATAGGAGACAGTATTTCGGTGACTAATGAACGGTTTTGGAAAGGTGTTCTTTCTACCCTATATGGATTTGACTATGTTTTACCAATTGCAGGACAATTAGCTCCTGCACAAGGAGGGATGCCACTTTATCCACATGTAACAGAAACAACGGGTTCAGAAAGTATATGGTATCGGTGCGGTGGCAATAGAATGAGTATTTATTCATTCGACAAGATAAATTTATTTGGCGGAACGAATGATTTAAATGCCGGCTATAACTTAGGTGCTGCTACTGATACAGCCTATAAAGATACGAATAGTCGGCCGGGTACTTTGACATGGTGTGCGGCATTTAAAGGGTGTATAGAGATGTTACAACGAGATTTCCCCGGCATTGAGATCGTTATTTGTACAGTTTTGGATACAAGTGGTTATGGCAATACAATGTATGATGGAACTTATAATACTCGCGAAGCCATGGCCATACGTCAGATGCAAATAGCTGCATTATACAATCTCAAATGTGTTCCATTCTTTTGGATGTCAGGAATAACAGCTCATAATACGCCAATGATGACAGCGGATAGCATACATCCAAACTTATTCGGTGCAAATGGAATGGCTGCTTGTTATGCTGCTACTGTAGGTTTATAAAATAATTTTATTCAATAAACTATTTATAATAATTCCCCATGAACCCATACATTTATATTAAATCCATTTTTTATACCATTTCAGGTTGGTTTTCGGCGATATTACTATATTTTTTGCCTATCAAAGATCTTGTTCATGCATTGGCTATAATGTTTGCTATAAATTTTGTATTGGGAATTTTAGCAGGTATATTAGTTCAGGGCGAAAAAGTTGATTTTAAAAAAGCATTATTAGCATTTGCCGAAATTGCACTGTACTTGGTAATACTTACCTGTGTATTTAATTTAGGTGAGAAAATGAAAGGAAGTGACTGGATTTTTGCTATGCTTATTTGGTTGACTTGGGCTTGGCATTATTTCTATGTTTCGAATATTCTCAAAAATATGACTCGTTTACTCCCAAATAGTAAAGGTTTACGCTTTGCCTATTATATTTTAGGTTTAGAATTTATAAAACGTATTCCCGGATTAAGAGGTTTCGAACGAAAAGAAAAATTATCTAAATCACCATGTAAATAATCATAATATGAAAAAACCAACTCTATTTCAACGCCTAAAAGCAGCATTTAAGGCAGAAACGCCAGTATTTGCTCGTTTCTTTCAAACTTTATCAGTTGGAGTGGCTGCATTGCCACTGTATTACTCGGGTTTAGATCCCGAAATTAAAGCTGTTATTCCAAAAGATTACCTACTTACTATTGCGGTGGTAGGTGGAATTTTGATTGTTATTTGTCAGTTTTTTGAAAAGAAAGGAGGCGCAAAATGAGCAAAATAGACACCCTTCACCCGCTTATTCGCGAAGAAGTAAGACAATTAGTTGATAAAATCAACACCTCAGTTTTGACAAGTAATGTCAAAATGGTAGTTACATGTGGTCTACGCACGTTTGACGAACAAAATGCCCTGTACGCACAAAAACCGAAAGTAACCAACGCTAAAGGCGGTCAGAGCCTGCATAATTACGGCTTTGCATTCGATTTTTGTTTGGCCGTAGGCGGCAAAACTATCTGGGATGTGGCCAAAGATTTCGATGGTGACAAAGTTCCGGACTGGATGGAAGTGGTAAAAGTTTTCAAAGCTGCCGGATATACCTGGGGCGGAGATTTCCGAAGCATTACCGACCGTCCACACTTCGAAAAAACGTTTGGCCATACATGGCAACAACTATTAGTAATTAAACAAGCCGGCAAAACCGAAAACGGTTATGTCATAATATAATTATCATGAAAATACCAACACATAAATTACTCGCATTGCTCATTTTATTTGTTTTTGTAGCCTGTTCTACAGTTAAGAAAACAACCACTTCCAACATAAAGGAAGTGGTGAAATCTGATACTGAAGTATCGAAAAATACGGAAGCAAAACAAACTTCAAATTTTACGGACAAATCAAATATTGTGGAGTCGAAAACGATTGCTCAAGCGGATCTGGATTCTTCGGAATGTGATACAAGGATAATTGACTACGATACCAATAAACCAATTGTAGACGGCACAGGAAAGCCCCCTGTATTGCGTGAAACGGTTATTAGTAACAGAAAACACGTTAAAAAACTTGCCACAATCACAGATAAGAAGGATGAGCAAAAAAATGTACAATCAAACTATACAATGTTGCTCAAAAGCAACATTGATAGTATGCAACACATAAATACTTCACTTATAAGTAAAACTGAAACCAAGGAAACCCCAGTACCTAATAACTGGTTGAAATGGTTATTATCTGGAATAGTTATTTGTTTGGCGGTTGGTCTATTTTTGAAATTTAAAGGATTGAATTTAGTGTCCTTTATTTGGAAGTTTATCAGGAGTATTTTTGTATCGAAATAAAACAATTATTATTAATAACTAAAATTAAATTCTTATGAAAAGATTGATTTTTCTTTTAATTGCATTCGCCTGCGGTTTAACTACTGTGATTGCTTCTGATGTAGGTTCTAAGCCTACTCTACAATTACCAACGTCCGTGATTACGCAAATCACAGCCATGCCGGTACTTAATGCTGTTTGTTTTGAAATGACTCCGGTCATTTATCAAGCTTCAGGAGTAACTCTGGTGAATAAGTATCAAATGGTAGGTAAAACGTTTATGCCGGTTGCAATTCTGCATTTAGATCCTGGCATATACATACAGGTGTCGGTAAATAAATTTAATCTACAAAACAGAACCTCAAACAATAGTTATACGCCATATTCGATGCTAAACAACTATGAACTATTAACTGTCAACTATGAATTGAATTTACCTACTGCTCGACATGTTTCGTAATTTGTATTTTTAAATGGTTTTTTTCAAACGCCCGGTCTGTGAAGATCGGGCGTTTTTTGTAGAAATATGTCCTTTTACTATGCTGCGTTATTGCCGAAATTTGTACAATCAAAATCAGATTTTATGCAAAACCAAACTCCAAAGCTAATTACCGAAGCCGAATTTAATCTTAAAGTAAGAGGCTGGACAATTAATGTTCGGGGTAGGATATCTTCCAATGCTCCAATTAGTGCCGAAAAACAGTGGGGAAAAAGAACTTCTAAAAAACTAGCTCAGTCGGTTATGTACCGGCTTAAAATGGAATTTGGCGCTACTTCTCGCATTCGCTATGAATTTGAACGACATGGTATATTCTATCATTATGGCGTTGGACGTGGATAT